CGGCCGTCTTGGAACCCTTCGTAGAAGGAGTCCATTACGTTTCTACTAAGCAGGTGCCTTCGGCCCTGCTTCTTAGACACTCTGGTTCTACTTCAGTGAAGCCGAACGCAGAGGTTATGCTTAGGGCGGGCTTTACGCTCACCCAAAGCGAAATGGAGGGACCTAAGGCTATAAGCCATAGGGACCTCTTCTTTAAGAGGACGGTAGTTCACCTACCGAGCTCTAATAACTCGCTCGCCCGTTTATTACGGGAGAGCGAGGAAGTCCAGGAAGAGGTCAATGACGACGACCTGGACGTGCTATCTCACTCCTCTTCTGGGGAGGAAGACAGTGACGCCCCCGACGATCTTGAGAAAGTCGAGGGGCGGTCGATCCTGAAAAGAAAGAAGCTTTCTATCAGGGTCAAATACGAGGACCCGTGGAAAATCCATGCGGCCTCGCATCTATGCGAAGTTATGGGTAAAACCCATAACGTCGTACAATGGTCTGGAGACGGCATCCGCCTCCAGGACCCTCTCCCCACTCGAGTCCTTGGACCAAAGTGGGGTTCATCATCTAAAAACCGTATACGGTTCCAGATGATTGCGTCAGATGACGTGAAACTTCACGTCATCTACGAACACACGCATTGGGGCAAAGCCCTAAAGCGTATGGTGTCCAACCCCGAATCTAAGATGCGGGGTTGGGCAAACCGTTTAAAGACCCGTATAAACAGGTTTTTAAAAGGAGCCTCTGATCCTCTATTAAATATGGAGGACAAGAGGAAACTTCTTGTGCACCCGGATATTCCGAGGGACAAGAAGGTACGGGCTGAGAGGCTCATTGAGCTTCTCAAGACCGTTGACGGGATATTTATCCAGAGATATCTGGCATATCCCGAGGAGGTGTGGACATGGGAACGTTTCGATGTCTTCACCTTAGGTAACATCTCCTATTTAATAGGGGATGAATTCCTTGACGGCGAGCTAACCCCAGAGGGGTTGCTCGTCGATACTTCCTATGCCCAGTTGAAAAGGTGTAGGAAGTGGTTCAAGCAATATTCTCACGAGAATAAGCTTGAAAATGCACTGGCGACGTTCAAAAATGAACATCACCAGTGGTTATGGCAGTTTCTTAAGGTATATACCAGAAGTAAACTGTCTAAAGGACACCAACGAGCTATGCTCATAGGTCTCCTTTCACAGACTCGTGGAGCGGGAACCCCGCCATCCATAGTCGTGTTGCAGTCGAAGATGAAGTTTTTAACTACCATCTCGACTGAATCGCCGAAGGAAAACCCCAATGCTGGGATCCTTCGACGCCAAGCGCTGAGGAAGATCATCATGGATCTTCCAGACAGCGCTTTCACGGGGCTCCTGACTAAAGCCAGGATCACCGTGACTGCCTCCGCGTGTTGGGAAGAAATCCGACGCGAAGGAGGAACCACAGAGGAGATCAGGAGAATCCTGAACCTCTATGGACCCGATAACCAAATCCCTGTCAGGGATTTGGATACCGGAAAAGTCGTGCGCTACACAGACGCAGGTGTTGGCGACACGACTGGAGAGCTGATATTCTGGGCATGCCTAGATCAGACTCTCATGACACCAAAGGACGTGTTGAAAAACGCGTTTCTCACTTTGGTGAAGGAACCTGGTAAGGCTAGAAGCGTTACCAAGGCCCTTGCTTGTCTCAAGATCGTTTTAGATCTTGTGAACAAGATCTGCTCCGAGCCCCTTAAAAAAGGGATTCGGAGCAGTAAGTCAGGCATGGCTGCTAGCAACCACGGCTGGAATTTCTTCAATCGACTTTATGAAGCCGATTTGAAGGATCTCGTTTTCAACCCTGAAGTCAGGGAGGAATCCGAGTACGCCGGGTATGTCGAAAGACTCGACATATACGGCGACCTCTTCGTTCTCAGTACTGATTACGAAGAGGCGACCGATCAGATGCACCACAATGTGGCTGCAGAGATCGGAATGACCTGGATGCGCAAATGCGGCATCCCGGCCATATTACGAGGTATTGTAGCTGAAACATGCTTCAAACCTCGAAACGTGTTCTTTTACTCCAGTGGAGTATTAGACACGATTGGCGAACCTGCACCCCAAATGGGGGATAACATCAGGTCCGTAAAATTGGTTAAGGGGATCCTCATGGGGGACCCTCTTACCAAACCTATCTTACACATTGCAAATGTGATAGCTAGGAGTGTAGGGGCCGGTCTTTTTGACCAGTCGCTATACCGTGGGATTCATAACTCCAGAGAAGTTCATGAATCCTTCCTTGCCGGCTTGGGTAACATACCCTCACCGACAATATCCGATGCCTCAACTTTCAGTTGAGTCACCGGGTAACGCATGCCCTCTCAAAGGGGGGTCATTTACG